GCAACGGCAACAAGATGCACGGCGCGTTCCGCACGATGCTTCTGGTCTACGTGCGCCGTTACGGCATCCGTCAGGTCGTAGCCGAGGACGTGGCCGTAAACCGCCACTTCTACGACCTGCGCCGTTTGGCGGAGCTGCGGGGCATCCTCTTGGAGGTCTGCGATGAATTGGATCTGCCGGAACCGGAGTTTATCAATCCTGCGACGCTGAAAAAATGGGCGACGGGGGACGGACACGCCACCAAGGCGCAGATGATAGCCGCCTGCAAAAGCAAGTATGGCATCGTACCGGTGGACGACAACGCCGCCGACGCCTGCCATCTTTATCATTACTATATCCGCAAATATCGTATTTAAGAAGTTATGACAAACATTTATCAAATTGACGCACATAGGATTGCTGACAGATTGAGATTCAGATTGAACCATCAATCCGTCGGCCTATGGAGCAACAGGGAAAGCCTCTCCCGGAAGAGGAGTTAAAAAATATCGAACTGCGTACCGAGCTGTTCAACCGCTACATCCTGCCCAACAAAAATCTGGTGTACCGGCTCTGCATCCGTTACACCTACTTGCAGGAGAACATTGCAGACAATTACAGCGAGGCTCTGGTGAACTTTTTCAAGTACATCACCACCTACGATCCCACGCGGAGCATTCTCAACTGGATACACATCGTGACCAAACGTTTCGTCATGGAGCAGAACCGCCGTCACGGCCGCCTGCCCGTTTCGGAAAACGTGAACGTCCATTCGTTAGCCTCGTCGCTGAGCGATGAAGATGAGACGCACGGCAACGCTATGGGGATGGAGAACTACCGGGAGTTTTACAACGACGACATTCTCCGTGCCCTCGACTCGCTCAAACCCATCTACCGGGAAGCCCTCCTGCTCCAACAGGCGGGATACAAGTTGGAAGAGATCGTCGAGATTTCATACCGCAACGGCAACATGAAAAGCCGGAGCCTCGACACGATGAAGAGCCGGATTTTTTTGGCGAAACAGCAGATGCGCAAACTCATTACGCCCGATGGAGAGAAACGATAAAACCCGCGCGACGGTGTCGCTGTTCGAGATGCTCGTGCGTCGGCTCATCGACGCCTCGTTCCGCTTCCCCAGAGGAGAGTCGGGGCAGCGGGCGGTGGCGGCCTGCCTGGATATGCTGCGCACCCGCAGCGGCGGGGAACTCTCCGACGAGCGTATCGCCGACTTCTGCATCTGTCAGGTACATGCCATCAGCCGGTTTGACGGGAATTACCTGTCGTGCCGATGGATGCCGTCGCACTCCTTCGGTCCCAAAGCCAGAGAGCGTTTCGCCGCCACCACACCGGTACGCCGTTACCACGAGGACCGCTGGCTTCAGGAGGCCGGGCTCAGCCGCGCCGCCTTGCCGCTGCTGCTCAAAGACCGGCGGGAACATCCCCTGTGGCAGTTCCTCGACCCGGCATATGAGGAGGCGACCAAGCAGCGGGTGGTAAACACGCCTGTGGGCTACTACGTCTGCGGCATTTCGACCCTGCTGTGGAATCCGTTCTCGGCCGCCTGCCGGAAATGCTCCCGCGCCGAACTCTGCCGCAAGCGTACCGCCGCCCGTTATCCGGAACTCTACCGCTTGCGCCGTGAAGAAGCCGAAAGGAGGAGCCGCCCATGAAAACCGCACCCGTCAATCCGTTGTCGGCGGAGTTTCTCTACGAGCTCTATGCCGCCGCCCTGCGCTACGACACCCTGTGCGGCGTGGTGGCGGAGAACATGCGCAGGGAGTACCTGCCGGACCGTAGCTTCCAGAAGATGCAGGAGGTCATCGCCAACCACTACCGCACCTACAAGTCCCCGCCGACGTATGCCACGCTCACGCAGACCTTTCAGGGCGACTACGATGCCATCGAGCTACTGGAGACCTTTCGCGAATACGAGGAGGAGAACACCAACACGGAATCCCTCACCGACATGCTCGAAGGCTACATCAAAGGCGTGCGGTTGCAGAAAGTCTATACCGAGGTCGGCAAGCTCTACAACCAGAACCGTCCCGACAAGGCCGAGGCGCTGCTCGCCGAATATGCCGGGTGGCTCTCGTCGTTCACGCTCCGCACCACGGCGTTCGTGGACGTGGCGAAAACCTTCCGGGAGCGCTTCGAGCACAACCGCCGCCGCGAAGCCGAGAGCCGCGAAAACCGCCTGCCGCAGGTGTGCCGCTTCTACATCCCGTACCTCGACGCCCTGAACGGCGGCCGGAACCTCCGGGGGCAACTGACCTGTTTCCTTGCATCGACGGGTGTGGGCAAATCGCACCTTGCCAAGCACATCGGCATCCGCGCCGACATCGATGACGGCCTACATGTGCTGCACTACCAGTTGGAAGGTTCCGAGCAGGAGGCGCTGGACGCCTATTCGGGCGGGATGATCTCCCGCAATGCCTACTACTTCGAGCAGGGGAAGATTTCCGACCGAGAGTTCAAGCACTTCGAAGAACTGGTGATGAGCTACGCCGGCAGTATCACGGTGCGTTCGTTCCCGCGGTTCGCTGCCCGCATCTCGACGATGGACATCAAGAACGGCATTGCCGAATACCGCAAAATCAACGGCTACTCGCCCGATGTGGTCATCGTGGACTCGATGGACCTGCTGACCGACGCCACGCGCCGACAGTGGGGAGCCGAGCACGAACGTTCCAAGCGCATCGCCGTGGCGAACGACCTCAAAGACTTAGCGGCGGACGAGAACGTGTGGATGGTGGTAACCTACCAAAGTACCATCGAAGACCGGGACTGGCTCAACAACGAGCGGAACGTACTTACGGAATACAACTGTTCGGAGGCGAAGGGCCTGGCACGCCCCTGCACGCACCTTATATCGCTCAACCAGTCGTCGGCCGAGCGGAAAGAGTGCCTGATGCGCCTGCATGTGGCCAAGAGCCGCTTCTTCCGGAAGGGGGACACCATCAAAATCGCCACCGACTACGACAATGAGGTGTTCTATGATCCGCAGCGGTCGATGGCGTTGCAGCAGATGGAAGATATCTAAAAAATGATAAAGGCTCCGAATGGGGAGCCTTTTGTCATCTAATAGTTGAATCCGAAATGCCAAAGCGGTATCGTATTACCGGAAGCGAACTCGATGTCGTCTTTGACGACGAAGGCATTCGGAACTCCTTCGATCTGTTTTTTCCCTTTCTTACGCCCGCCGACCTCGAACGTATAGTTGTCGATCATAAAATCGGAAACGGAAGAGGTGATGATGTCGTAGTTCACCCGCATCTGATTGAAGAAGAAGGTTTCCCGGACATTTCCGATTTCGGCTTTATCCCCTCCGAGATTATAGATGAGGTTTGTATTGTCCAGATAAATCTTGTCCACCTTACCCAGCCCCCGAATCCCTCCAGTATCATCCCGAAGCTGAGCGATAAGCCCCGCCTCCTCGATATAGAGACAATAATCGGCTACGCTGTTCCGGCTCACGTTAAGCGCCGTGGCGATGCTGCTGATGTTTGGCTTGAAGGGTACGCTTTTGGCTATGATGGCCAGCAATTGTTTTAGCTTCCGTCCGGTGGAGACATTCATGCCTGCGTATTGCGGTATATCCGATTCAAGGGCGAGGTTCACGATCTGCTGGATGTGTATGCCCTGATTTTCCAGCGAAAACGGATAATATCCCTGTCTGAGATAATCGGGGAAAAATTGAAGCGGATGGAACTGCGACGGAATCTCCACTTTGCGTTGCAGGACATCATCCAGCGTATATACGGGGAACTTCACATCATGGAAAAACAGCAGGTACTCCCGGAACGAGAGCCCCTGCATGTGGTACATGACTGCCCGACGGCTTAAATCCGCAACGCCTTTGTTGATGTCGAGTACGGACGAACCGGTAAATACGACTTGCAATTCGGGATGATAGTCGTACATGAGTTTCAACTCCTTCGACCAGTCTTTGTACCGGTGAATCTCGTCGATGAAAAGGTGTTTGCCTCCATGCTTGACGAAATCGTCGGCCAGTTCCAACAGGCGATGGTCGGCAAAGTAGAAATCTTCGGCCGTGACATACAGTGAAGTATCGGTGGGAAGATTCTCCTTGATATATTGCAAAACAAGCGTCGTCTTGCCCACACCGCGCGGCCCTGTCAGTCCGATCATGCGGCTGTTCCAGTTGATGCGGTCGTACATATAGCGGTGGAAACGGGTATCCGTCTCCAGCAACAACTTGTTGTATCTATCCTGTAATTGATTCATAATCAAAATATTTTCTGCAAAGATATAAAATTTGCTCATAAGTTGAGCAAAAATACACATAAAATCGCTCAATTGGTGAGCAATTTTCGTGCATCGACAGTCGGGAGAGCGAAATCCGCCATTGCGTTTGTCGGAAAACGCAAAATGTTTCGTCGGCAATTTGTCGAGAAATAGGGAATCTCGCCCGAAAGAGAAATAAAAGACGGTTTTTGCCACCCATCGCCACTGCGGCGGACTATTTCTTTATATGTACGTTACAGGGAAAGAATATGACTTGCTTGTGGCCGAGCTACGGGCGGAACTCGGAGCGCGGACGGACGGCGGCGGGAAGAACCTTATCGCGCGGTGTCCGTTCTGCGGCAAAGAAGGGAAGTTCGGGGTCTATATCGGCAGGGAGACCGCCCGCAAGAAGCCTTTCATGGCGCACTGCTTCTCGTGCGGCCGTTCGACCACGACTTTGGGGAAGCTGCTCGAAAGCCTCGGCCGGATGGACCTGCTGCCGACGGAAACGGTGGCTTTCGACGAGCCGCTTCCCAATGTGCTGTTCCCGTTAGAGGATGCAGAGGAAGAAGTGGACGACGAATTGGGCATCGTGTCGCTTCCGGAATACTGGCGGCGCACCTTCACCCATCCTTATCTGCAAAGCCGGGGATTCACCTATGACGATTATGACCATTTTCCGGTGGGCACCACCTGCCGGCTGAACCGCCGTTGGGACGACTATGTAATCTTTTCCGTCATCGACGCGGGCGACACGGTGGGCTACGTGGCCCGCCATACGTGGAGCAAGGCGGAAATCGACCTCCATAACCGTCGTGCCGCCCGCAACGGGAATTACAAGATGCTGCGCTGGCGCAACTCCACCGAGAACGACTTCGTGAAGCTGCTCTATCATTACGACGGTATCATAGAGGGCGAAACCGACACGGTCATCCTGACCGAAGGCATTTTCGATGTGGTGGCCCTGACCCGCAAGTTGGACCTGTACGACAACCGCCGTATCGTGGCCGTCGCCACCTTCGGAAAGAAAATCTCCCGCACCCAAATCTACAAACTCCAGACGAAAGGCGTCCGCACGGTGGTCATCGGTTACGACGGCGATGCTGTGGAAGCCGTCAAGCATACCGCCTCGGAACTCTCCGCCTATTTCGAGGTCTTCGTGGCGGACATTCCCGATCCGGGGAAAGACTGGGAGGAGCTCACGGCGGAAGAGATTTACCGTGTTTTCGCCTACGGGTTGAAAACGCCCATCGAATATCAACTTACCAAAATACAACAGAAATAGCATGAACGAATTACATGAATGGTTAGAAGCGCACCGCATCGCTTACCGGCCCATAGACTGTGAAGTGGTCGAAATCCAGGGTCTCGGCAAGCTGTTTCTTGCGGACTTTTCCGGGGTGGAATCGATTTTCCGGGTCAAAGGCGCGGAGGTGGAATTCAACCTGATGGAACGTCCGGAGGTGCTGCTGGCCGAAGGTATCGAATACGTCGCCTTCCCGTTCGGGGACAACTGGTACTACTACTCCCTCCGGGAGGGCTTCGCGCTGAACATCCTCAAATACGTGGGTCGGCGAGTGCCTTGCAAGCGGCGAACCCCGTTCGTGAATCTGGGCATACACACGCCTTACGAATTACTTAACGCTTCGGGCGACGTGTCGCTGTGGGTGCGCAAAGCCGTCTGGATGGGCCATACTGCCCTCGGCATCTGCGACCGGAATACGATGGGTGCCACGCTGGCGTTGCAGAAAGCCTGCGGCAAGGCCGGCATCCGTTCCGTCATCGGATATACCTGTACGCTGGCGCACGAAGGTAAAAAGGTAGAGGTGAAAATCTACTGTCAGAGCCAACGAGGACTCAGGAACCTGCTGCGCATCCAGAAAGCCGTCATGGTGGACGCTGCGGACGCGACCGTTTCGCTTCCCGAACTGCTCCGCCGGGGCGAAGGGAACGTATTGGTATTCGGCAAACTCGCGCCGCGCTGGATGGAAAAGAACCTCCATGCGGTGAAAGCCCTGCGGGAGACCTTCGACAACGTATTCTACCAAGTGGACCTGTCAGAGTACAAGGCCGAGCGGCTGGATGCCGAGGTGCTGAAGGCGACCGCCCATTTCTTCCACGCCTTCTACGACGAGCGGAACGACAGCTTTTTGGTCGAGCCGATACTCATTGCCGACTGCTACTACCCGGACAAGGACGATGCCCGCACGAAAATCGTGCTCAACAAAATCGCCACAGGTGCCGCCCATGCCCAGAGCAACGACCAATACTTCAAGGACATCGACGAGCACTATGCCGCCGTGTGTGCGCTCTTCGACGGCAAGCGATGGGACACGGACGCACTCTTCGAGCGGATGTGCCGCCACACGGTCGAGATCGCTGAGGGTGCCGAAGCCCGTTACCAAACCGAACGGAACTACATGCCCCGCTACGACATGACGGCGGAGGAGCGGCGGCGTTACGGCGATACGCATACGATGTTCCTTTCCCTACTCGAAGAGGGGTTTTCCAAACTGGTACCCGCCGAACAAAAGGACAAGTACAGGAAGCGACTCGATAAAGAGATCTACATTCTCGAATCTACAGACAACATCGACTACATGCTCGTGCAGTACGATACGGTAAACTGGGCACGTCGCAACGGTATTCTCGTGGGCTGCGGGCGCGGTTCGGCAGGAGGTTGTCTGGCTTTGTACCTGTTGGGCATCACGCTTATCGACCCCATCCGGTACAACCTGCTCTTCGAGCGTTTCCTGCTGCCCGAGCGTGCCGGTCTCTATCCGGCCAAAGCGACCAAACTTGTCGGAACGATTGCATCTACGAGCTACGTGAAACTATGTTTGAGTAATGGTCAGACAGTGCTTTTTGACCGCGATGCCCGGTTGGCGGTACGCCGTGACGAAAAACAGATCGAGGTCTATGCCGATGAACTTTGGGAGGGGGATGATATCCTGTTCGACAATCGGGATTTACTATTTGAAATCAACAAAGATATGCGATATGGAAGATGAAATATGGAAAGATATACCCGGTTACGAAAAGTGTTATCAAGTCAGTAATTTCGGGCAAGTACGAAGCCTGGACAGGATAGTGCTCGTGCAGAATAGAAAAGAACGTCTGCTCAAAGGCCACATCCTGGCTCCCGCTCAAGGCAGAACATCTCCTTATTTTCAAGTACAATTAAGTACACGAAACAACACCAGACACTTTCTGATTCACCGGCTTGTCGCCAGTGCTTTTTTACCGGATTGGAATTCAGCCCTGGAAGTCAATCATAAAGACGGTAATAAACTGAACAACAGAGCCGATAATCTCGAAATGTGCACGCGGAAAGAAAATTATCGACATGCCATAGAACAGAATCTGAAAAGAGATTACGGTGAGAACCATGCCCACGCGAAATTAACAAACGAGGAGGCTTGTCAAATTCGGTTATTACACTATCTGTGGGGGATCCGCCAAGTCGAACTGGCCGGTATGTTCGGCGTGTGCAAACAGGCAATATGCAACATCGTGAACAATAAAACCTACGTCCGATGAAAATAGAAACAATAACGAAGATTGAATCCCGGCACGTTGTAAAAGCGTATGATTGTGAGGTCGGTGACGGTTATCTTCAAGGTTCCGGTAAAACCATGAGCGACGTGGACATCGACTTCCAGTCCGACCGCCGTCAGGAGGTCAAGGAGTATCTGGAGCGGCGGTACAACACCGACGGTCGGCAGCAGGTCTTCTCTGCCGGTACGCTCACCACATTGAAGATGAAAGCCGTGCTGAAAGACGTCAGCCGCGTACACCGGGTGCCGGTCAGCGTGGTGAACTACATCACGGCCATCTTCGGGGACGACAACATGACCTGGACCGACCTGTTCAAGCTGGCCGCCACCAACAAGAAGGTCCGGGACTTCATCCTACGGTATCCGAAGGTCATCGAGGACATCCGCCCGCTTATGGGTCAGCCGCGTTCCGGTTCCGTGCATGCCTCGGCCATCATCATCACGCCCAAACAGCAGGACGGCGAGCCGATGGAATGCTTCGACTACACGCCCATCAAGAAAGTGGACGACCTGCTCATCTCCGAGCTGGACGGATACTCCATCGACGAGGTCGGGTTGCTGAAAAACGACTGTTTGGGTATCAAGGAGCTGTCGAAGATACAGGCCGTCATCGACATCTGCAACCGGGAATACGGTGCGGGGCTCTCCTTCGAGGGCATCGTGCGCAGCGGATTGGACGACGAGAAGACTTACCGTATCCTGTCGGAGGGCTACACGCAGAACGTCTTCCAGTTCTCGTCGCCGGGCATGACCCGCTTCCTGCAAGACATGCGGCCGCAATGTATCGGCGATTTGATTGCCGCCGGTGCCCTGTACCGCCCGGCGACGCTCGATTCGGGCTCGGCAGAGAAATACCTGCTCTGCCGCCGTGAGGAGGTGGCGCCCGTTTACCTGTGGGGCACTTACGATGCCCTGAAAAATACATACGGCGTACTGGTCTTTCAGGAACAGCTCGCCCAGATGGCCCGCGAAGTCGGCGGCTTCTCGTTGGCCGAGGGCGTGCGGCTGTTGAAACTCATCTCCAAGAAGAAAATCGACGTCATCCGCGCCATGAAAGAGAAATTCATGACGGGAGCTGCCGCCAAAGGGTGCCCCAAAGAAGACGCGGAACACATCTGGGAAATGATCGAGGCCGGCGGCGGTTACCTGTTCAATGCCAGCCATGCCACGGCATACGCCGTTACCAGCTACGTGGGAGCCTACCTCAAAGCCAACTATCCGACGGCCTTTTACACCGTCGCATTACAGTGGGCCGACGACAAGGAAATCCCGCTGCTGATGTCCGAGATGGAGCTCTGCTCGAAAGCCCGCATCGTGCCGCCCGAAATCAATACCTCCCGGCAGGTATTCTTTACCGACTACGGTACCGATGAAATCTTCTGGTCGCTCGGCCGTATCAAACAGATGGGAGCCAAAGCCGTTGCCTGCATCGTCGAGGAGCGCGAGAAAAACGGTCCTTACACCTCCGTCGAGCACTTCATCCACCGGATATTCCGCTACAAATTGAAAAAATACGCTTACTGGGACGATCCCGACAATGCCGAAGAAGCCGTGCGGGTGCCGGTCAACGCCCGACATGTGCGGAACATGATTTTGGCCGGATGCTTCGACAAGGTGGAAGGTATCGGTACGGTGACCGAACGGTACGGGCTGCTTGCCCGTGCAGCGGCCGAATTAGGCTTCACACTTTCAGGGAAAGACTTCCCCGAGGAGCTGGTCGGGCGGCATTACTTCTGGAGCCGCCAGCAGATTGCCGTGTCGGGCATCGGTTCGGTGGACTACCGCCGCGTCTTCGAGGCCTCCGAAGCCCGTGCGCTCGTGAAAGGCAAAGCCTCCTATCTGAGCCTGCACGATGTGCTCGACCCGGCCAGCGACGGACGGCGTGCCGCCGTATGCGCCTCCGTCACGGAGCTGGCCGAGCACACGTACAAAGACCGGACGAGCGGCGAACGCAAGCGGTTCGTCAAGCTGACGCTTCAGCAGAACAACGACGTGGCGGAGATGGTCTGCTGGAGCGAGACCTGCGAAGCTCATCGGGAGAAAATCTCCGCCCTGAAAGACCGTATCGTCATCGTGTCGGGGATGGTCAAATATAGCGACTATTCCGGCACGAACAACCTCCAAAGCACCAAATCGACTATCATTCATATCGTATGAGAATCAATCTATTCGGATAATATGGCAACACCCAAGACAGAACAAGGAACCTATACGGCCGTCGTGCTCGACTTCGAGACCGGCGGTCTGGACTGCACGCGCTGCGCCTGCACGCAGATCGCCATGCAGGCCGTGCGGCTCGACACCTTCGAGGTGTTGGGACGCTATGCGAACTACATCGCCCCTTACGACAGGCAGCCTTTGGGCGGGGCACCCAAACGCAAAGTGCTCAAGACCCGGCGGGAGATCGAACAGGAAAGCGTCTCCGAGACGATGGACTATGAAGCCGCTGCACTCAACTACACCGACATCACGATGGAGCTGCTGCGGACACGGGGCATCCCCTTGAAGCAGGTGGTAGCGGAGGTCATCGACTTCGCCCGCAAGCATACCCTGAGCAAGGGGCCCCGTTACAAGCCCGTGCTTATCGGGCAGAACATCCCGTTCGACGTGGGCTTCCTCCAGCAGATGATGGCTTATGCCGGGCTACAGAAAGAGTTCGCGCAGGTATTTGCCGGCACGACGGATTTCTACGGGAACTTCCAGCCCCATTACTTGGACACCATCGATCTGGCACGGCTCTGTTTAGCCGCCGATCCGCAGGTTACGTCCTACAAGCTGGAATTAGTGGCCGAGCGGCTCGGTATCGAGCTGGACGATGCACACGACGCCGATGCCGACGTGACGGCCACACGGGAAGTAGCCGCCCTGTGCAGCCGCCGTATGCGGCAGGACGGGGACACGGACGTTTCGCAGCAACGAACGCCGAAAACAAGGGATCATTTCAAAATCTGAATCTATGGAAGAGAAGAAAGAAGACAAGATAGAACGGGTCACGTTCCGGGTGGAGGACCGCATGACCTACGGGGTGCTGAACTACGACGGCAACGAACTGATGGCCGCCATCACGGGGTATGACCTAAACGTGGTGTTCAACATGCGGCTCATCAACTCGCTGGCGGATGCCGAGGCATGTGCCGATGCGCTGGCCGATGTGTTCTACCAGACACTCATGGAGCAGCTTATCTCCAGAAAGGCGGACTTTATTCAACCGCCGAAGCTATAATCCTCTATTCTTTGATAAAGGATTTGACGGCGTCCAAAAAGCACTCGTCTGCTGCGTTCCTGCTTTACAAAGAGTCGGTCACGTACTTCAGTACGCTCCCTCGTCTTTGCCAATCAGAGCCTTGCATCCAAGCACTTTTTGAACACCTTTTGAAAATGCAATCAGAGACTATTTCAAACGGTCTCTTTTCAAACGACAACGTGATGAAAAAGAAAGATAACGACAAGACGAACGAAGCGCTGCCGGCGGTGCCTGTACCGTTGGCGGACAAGCCGCTGACCGAAGAGGAGGACAAGTTCTGCGAGCTGTACGTCTCCGGCGGCCCGCTCTATGCCGGCAACCACCGCAAGTGTTACGAGGAGGTGTTCGGCAAGGGCAAGAACGTACCCATCGCCAGCCGTCTGCTGCTGGGGCGTCCGCATATCTCGGCCCGCATCCGGGAGATGATCGACAGCGTGCAGTTCGATGTCGAGACCATCGCCACCCGGTTGCAGGTGGCCGAAACGCTCAAAGCCGTGATGAGCGAAACCTCCTCGGCCGAGTACACCGACAAATTCGGCGTGCCTCTCTCTCCGGCACCGTTGCGGGCCGTAGCCGTCAATGCCGCCAAAGCCCTCATGGAGCTTTATCCCATCAAGTGCTCGCAGGAAACCAAACTCCGCATCGACGGCGGTGAGGGCGGCGTAGTCTTCAATGTCATCGTACCGCAACCCACGCCCCATGAGTGAAGATAAACACAGGCCGAAGCTCAGCCACCGCACGGCAGAGAGGTTGCTCTACATCCTCGTTATCCTCGGTTTGCTGCTATACGGGCTGCTGCGGGATTCCGAGGTCGCCGCCAGGCTTATGGAGGCCATCACGAATGCTTTTTCAATCTTAATACAAAACCCATCATGACTCAAGTAAGAAACTTCATCAGCGACAACTTCCGGACGATTATCATCATCGTCTCGTTCGTCGTGACCCTCTATGTGCAGCACGTCAGCAACACCGAGCATATCAACGAACTGACACGCCGCTGCCAGACGCTGGAGCTGAAAGTACAGGACCAGTACGAACGCATCGACGCCATCAAGCTCGACAAGGCCGTCTTCGAGGCCACCATGACCCAGTTCACCTCCTTGCAGACCGACATCCGGGAGATGCGGGAAGACATCAAGGAACTCCTGAAACACAATCGATAAGGGCGAAATTCAAATTACCGTTTATCAAATACAAAGCGTTATGATTGCAAGAAATTCAAAAGTGACAATAGTGGCATCGTCCCAGCTTACGGAGATGATGCTGGAGGAATTAGTCGGGAAAACGGGCATCGTGTCGGAAGACCTCACAGGTCCCGAACGTCGCGGATGCAAGGGGTATATGGTGTTTCTCAAAGACCCGTACCAAGAGGAATACGAGTGGTTCATCCCCGCAGAATCCGTCAGCCATGCGTAAGAGTACCCTGTATCTGAGCCTCGCCGTGCTGTTGCTCGGTGGGGCTGTCGCAGTTCTGTGGCAGCGCAACGGCTATCTCAAGGAGGAACGCAACCGCTACCGGAGCAATACCGAAGCGTTGCTGTCGGATATGAAACGCATCCGGGTGGATTCGATGACGATGGTAGTAGATGTGAATGCGCTGCGGTTACGGGTGGACGAATACAAGCGGCTGCGGGCCGAGGATGCCGAAAAGATCAGGCGGCTCGGGGTGAAAATCAAACACCTCGAAGCGGCTGCACGGCATGAGGTCGAAGTGGCCGGACCGATAGACGCCGTGATACGGGACACGGTGGTTGTCCGGGATACGGTGCCGATTTTACGCCAGAGAGTGGAGATGATTACGCCGCACATCCGGCTTACGGGAATCATCGAGGATAATAGGTTACGGGGTGAAATACGGGTGCCGGTGACGCTTCATCAGGCGGTGTGGGTGGAATATAAAGGTTGGTGGTTCTGGCGTCGGGTAAAGGCCGTGCATCAGACCATATCGAGCGACAATCCGTATGCGGAGATTAGGTATTCGGAATATATACAAGTGATAAAACAATAGTAATCGGGCATGTATTTTTGATGAAATACATGCCCGATATTATTTTAAGTATGATTTCTACTCTTTATCTTCCGCCTCGAATTCCTTTCGGTGTTCTATGATTTTTTTGATATTGGTCTGTGCCCACGCTGTCAGTTGGGTAATAAGAGGAACCAGAGAGCGCCCCATATCCGTTAGTTGATATTCTACTTTCGGAGGCACTACGGGATAGACTTTGCGGGAAACGAGTGCATCGGCTTCTAACGTCTTCAATGTACCGGACAAAACACGTGATGAAACATCGGGGATCAATCGGCATAACTCGTTGAAACGAACTTTCTCGTGTTCGCTTAAAACCAATACGACCAACAACGCCCACTTGTTGCCGAAACGAGCAATTACATTCCGTACAGGGCAGATTTCAATAATCGAGTTCCGTTCTTCTTTTTTCAGCATCGCTTACAAATTAAAAGTTACTTGTAAATGCAAAATTAGTAATAAAACTCGTCATGCAGCCTGTCATATAAAAAAATTACATTTTTTAATACATGGTTAAGACGTTGATTTTCCGCAAAAGCGAGAAAAAGGTTACTACCGGTTAAAAATGTAACTTCTTGTAAAATAGCATTATGTGGTATAATTTTACATCAACAAAAGGATGAATGGCATTGTTTAGTACAGTCAATTTCACCTTGCAGTATTTCACTAATAAAACAACGAGTATGAAGAGAACATCTGTCAGCGGAGTTTATTCCGCAAAGAGAAGCGCACAGAGCTACCTTTGTGCAAAAGACGAGACGACGGCTCCGAGCGGAGCTTGCGGTTCTGCCTGCGGCGCGGGCGATGGCGATGCCAAACCCGAACCCAAACCTGCCGCTTGTGGCTCGGCTTGCGGTGCAGGCGACAAATAGTCATCCGTTTCGCAGATTTTCCTCCGACGGGATATAAATTTTCCCGTC